GGCACAATTGTTTGTGAATGGATTAAAGTTTACGAATCGTAGGAGTTTAAATGGCTAATACTACCTCGGGAACCACAACGTTTGATAAAACTTTTTCTATCGAAGAAATAATAGAAGATGCATTTGAACGTATTGGACTAAACTCAGTTGCAGGTTATCAACTTAAATCTGCAAGACGATCTCTTAATATTTTATTTCAAGAGTGGGGTAATCGAGGTATTCACTATTGGGAAATAGATGAAACTAATCTTGATTTAATTGAAGGTCAATCAGATTATGATTTTTTTAGAGCTAGTGGTGATGGGACTTCTGCAACAACTACTCCTACTAATGGGATATACGGTATGTCCGATGTCCTTGAAGCGCAGTTAAGATCTAATAGAACTCAGACAACACAATCAGATAGTCCAATGACAAAAGTAGATAGATCTACTTATGCAGGTTTCTCAAACAAACTTTCAAAAGGTACTCCTAATCAATATTGGGTAGAAAGATTTATTGATAAAGTTAGAATACACGTTTATCCAACTCCAGACTCTACAAATGCATCTAAAGACATGCATTTTTATTTTATAAAAAGAATTCAAGATGTTGGTGATTATACAAATGCAACAGATGTTCCATTTAGATTTGTGCCTTGCATGACTTCAGGTTTAGCTTTTTATTTAGCACAAAAATATGCACCACAGTTAGTTCAACAAACAAAATTATATTATGAAGATGAATTAGCAAGAGCTCTTGCAGAAGATGGTTCAGCTTCTAGTACATATATTACACCAAAAGCTTATTATCCGGGAACATAATGGCAAAAATAAAAATAATAAAAAAATCAAAAGAACTTTTAGATAAATTAAAAAAAACAGGTAAAGAACCAGATAAAATAACAACAAACGTATATTCAGGAGAGAAAGGTAGTCCTTTTAAAAATGTAGATGACTTAAATAGTCCTCCTATTTTTAGACAGAAAAATATTAAGCCTGGTTCTGAAATTAAAAAAAATAAAGAAATAGGTCCTAAACTACATAAAGAATTTAAGAAAAAAGATAAAGAAAAACCATTAAGAGATCAACAAATGGGTGGATCAAAATATCTACGAGGTGGTGGAATTTCACAACGTGGATTAGGTAGAGCATTTATGAAAGGTGGGAGAGTAAGATAATGGCAAAGTACGCAACAGGTAAACATGCAAAAGCAATATCAGATAGATCTGGTATGGAATTTCCATACAGAGAAATGGTTAGGGAGTGGAATGGTGCGTTTGTACATGTATCTGAGTTTGAACCAAAGCAACCACAATTAGAACCAAAACCAATTTCTGCTGATGGTATTGCACTAAGACACGTTAGAAGTGATAGAACAGAACCAGCTACAACTGTACGAATACCTAATAATGGTTTTGAAACATATGAAGCAGGATCTCGTATTATAAATGTATTTTCACCTGGACATGGTTTAACTAGTGGAACAACTTACAGATTTAGAGGATCACCAACTACATCTGCAGGAAGTTCATTTACATATTCTAACCCACAAGGTTTTGATGGTATTACAGGTGCTAATATAGCAAAGTCAGCAGGTTATACAATTACAACAGGATTATATAAAAATGATGCAGTCGTAACAACAGATTATGCTACATCTAATTATTTTCATTTTACAGTTGATACAGATACTGCTACAACTGGTGGAATAAAAGGAGGAGGATATGGTTGTTCTGTTGGACCCGTAACCATAGAAGCATAATGAAAAATATTTGGAATTGGATAAAAAATTTATTTACACCTAAAAAAATAAAAGAAGATGTAAGCACATCTGAAGAATCTGTGCCTGTAGAAGAAACAGCAAAACAAAAAAAGATACGTTTAAAATACAAAGGAAATAAATAATGGCTGGGTTAAGTGCATCAGGATTAAAAACACAAATTAGAAGTTACACTGAAACAGATTCAAATGTTTTAACAGATGCTGTTTTAGAAAATATTATATTAAATGCACAGTATAGAATATTTAGAGATGTACCCATTGATGCAGATAGAAAACAACAAACAGGTAATTTAGTTACTGGACAAGAAACAATAAATGCTCCGGCAGGAGCTGTTTTTATAAGAGGTATACAAGTCTATGATTCTACATCAGAAATAACTGGAGCTAATGTTTGGTTAGAAAAAAAAGATATTACATATTTACAAGAGTATGTATCATCAACAGCATCTGCTAAAAGAGGACAGCCGAAATATTATGCTATGTTTGGGGGTGGCACAGGAGAGTCAGACACTACATCTGGAAGAATGATGTTTGCTCCGGTCCCCGATACCACATATAAATTTAGAGTTCATTATAACGCAGCACCTGCATTATTAGAAAATAATGACACTAATTATATTAGTTTAAACTTTCCAAATGGGCTATTATATTGCTGTCTATCAGAAGCATATGGCTTTTTAAAAGGTCCAATAGATATGTTGACACTATATGAAAATAAGTATAAACAAGAGGTACAAAAGTTTGCTAATGAGCAAGTTGGTAGAAGACGAAGAGACGACTATACTGATGGCGCAATTCGTATACCAGTAACCTCAGCAAACCCTTAGGAGATAAATTATGGCAATAACATCAGCAATTTGTACAAGTTTCAAACAAGAAATTTTAGTTGGTACACATAACTTTACAGCTACAAGTGGAAATACTTTTAAAATAGCTTTATTTACAAGTGATGCATCTTTAGGTGCAGGCACAACAGCTTATTCAACTTCAAACGAAATTACAAACTCATCTGGAACTGCATACACTGCAGGTGGAGCAACTCTTACAAGTGTGACTCCAACAACTTCAGGAACAACTGCATTATGTGATTTTGCAGACGTTAGTTTTACATCTGCAACTTTTACAGCTAATGGAGCGTTAATATATAATGACACGCAATCAGATAAAGCTGTTGCTGTAATAGCTTTTGGTGGTGATAAAACTGTAACAAGTGGAACTTTCACAATTCAATTTCCAACAGCAGACGCTTCCAACGCAATAATTAGAATAGCGTAAGGAGTAGCAACGGATGTCCGTTGATAGAACATTCACAGTCACGGTCGTAAGCACCGATTCCGGTAATAAATATTATATTGATGGTTCTTTAACACCTACTTTAGAATTAGTAGAAGGTGCAACTTTTAGATTTGATCAATCAGATTCATCCAATAGCTCACATCCATTAAGATTTGCAACAGCAGCCGATGCTTCAGGTGGAACAGAATATACAACTAACGTTACAACAAATGGAACTCCAGGATCATCTGGAGCTTATACTCAAATTCAAGTAGCCTCTGATGCACCAACTCTTTATTATTATTGCACAAACCATTCAGGAATGGGTGGACAAGCAAATACCCCTAATAAAGATTTTTGGGGAGCAGGAAACTGGAGTGCAAACCGTTGGGGCATAAGTGAAATTTTTACAACTGGTTGGGGTGCAAAACTTTGGAACTCATCAGGTTCATGGGGAGATATGGGAGATGAAACAGTTCTTCCAACAGGAATTTCTATAACTTCATCCATAGGATCTGTAACTGTAGATGCAGAAATAAATTCTGGATGGGGAAGATCAACTTGGAATGCTGATGCATGGGGTATCCAAGGAGATATATTATTAGCAGGTCAAGAAGCTACAGCTTCTGTTGGATCAATTAGTCCTGCAGATGTAATGGGATTAACAGGAGTTTCATCAACAACAAGTGTTGGTGCACCAACAGTAATAGGAGATATAACTCAATCGTTAACTGGTATATCTGCAACAATGTCTGTTGGAACTATCACTCCTGCAGATGTAATGGGATTAACAGGAGTTTCATCAACAGCAAGCGTAGGATCTATATCTCCTGCAGATGTAATGGGATTAACTGGTATTTCTGCAGAATTTAGACTTGGACAAACAAATCAAAATAGTAATCCACTTGTAAATTTAACTGGGGTATCATCAACTGCTAGTGTTGGAACATTAACACCTGCAGATGTAATAGGATTGACAGGAGTGTCAGCAACTGTTAGTGTTGGAACAATTACTCCTGCAGATGTAATAGGATTAACTGGGATTTCTGCAACAGCTTCTGTTGCTGGATTTGGAACTGCAACAGGGTTTGGAATTCAAGCATATCAAGCTATTGACACAGGTTCTAATACAAGTTATACAAACGTAGCAGCGTAATAGGAGATAAAAAATTATGGCATCAACATATACACCTTTAGGAGTAGAACTTCAGGCA